GAAACGCGGACGGGAAATATCCGTGGCCCCGCGTAAGGCACTGGTACATAGGGTTCAAGCAGGACGAGGCGGTCAGCCGAAAGACGGGCGGTGCGCTCGCCGCGGCGGACTCCGGGACGCAGGACACGCAGGCCGCCAACTACTACCGAGCCCGGGCCCGAAAGGAGGAGGCGCTGGCGGGACTCAGGGAGCTCGAGCTCGCGCAGCTGCAAGGGGAACTCATCACCGTAGCTGAGTTCGAGGAGCTGCTGTCGGAGCTGTTCGGTACATTGCGATCCCGCCTGCTCGCGCTCCCCGGGCTCATCGCGCCGCGCCTGGCGTCGAAGAAGCTCGAGCTCGGCCAGGTTGTCCAGGTGGTCGACGATGAGCTCCACGGGTTCCTGAGCGAGCTCGCCGACCAGGGCGCGCCGCTGTCGGCCAATGGCGACGGCAGCGAGTAGCGTCCGCGGCCGCGCGGCCGCCGTCGAACGTGCCGACCGCATCTGGCGCGTCGTCCTGAAGCCGCCGCCGCGGCTCACGCTCAGCGAGTGGGCGGACACCTACCGCGTCCTTTCGCCGGAAGCCGCAGCGGAGCCAGGCCGCTGGCGGACGTCGCGGGTGCCTTACCTGCGCGGCATCATGGACACGATCTCGGAGTTCGCGGTTCGGCGCGTCGTGTGGGTGGCGGCCTCCCAGGTCGGAAAGACCGAGGTCATCAACAACTTCGCGGGCTACGCGATCCACCACGATCCGGGCCCGATGCTCGTGGTGAACTACTCGGTCACCGTGGCCGAGGCCTGGTCGAAGGACCGGTTCGCGCCGATGGTCCGTGACACGCCGGAGCTGCGGGAGCGGATCGGCGACCCGCGGTCGCGCGACTCGGGCAATACGATACTCCACAAAGTCTTTCCTGGCGGCCACATCACCTGTGTCGGTGCCAACTCCGCCGCGAGCCTCTCCTCTCGCCCTATCCGCTACCTGCTGTTCGACGAGGTCGACCGGTACCCCCCGTCGGCGGGCAGCGAGGGGGACCCGGTGAAGCTCGGCGAGCAGCGGACGCGCACGTTCCGTTGGAGCAAGAAGGTGCTCGAGATCTCGTCGCCGGGCCTCGAGGAGAGCAGCCGGATCATGCGCAGCTTCAAGCTGTCGGATCAACGGTACTACTTCGTGCCATGCCCCCACTGCGACCACTACCAGGTGCTCGACTGGGACCACGTCGAGTGGGAAACGTCGCAGGCGCCGGAGAGTGAGGAGCGCGAGCATCACCCGGAGACCGCGGCGTATCGATGTGACAACTGCGCCGTGCTGATCGAAGACGTCGACAAGTTCGACATGCTCGTCAACGGCGAATGGCGGCCGACCAACCCCGAAGGCGCCTATCCGGGGTTCCACATCTCCGCCCTCTATTCGCCCTGGGTGAGCTGGCCGGAGCTGGCGACGGAGTTCCTCGAGGTGAAGGACGACCGCGACGAGCTGCAGACGTTCGTCAACCTCCAGCTCGGCGAGCCGTTCGCCGAAGTGGGCGGCAAGGTGACGACCGACGAGCTCGAAGGGCGGAGGGAGTCGTGGCCGGCAGACGTGCCCACGGGAGTCGGTGTGCTCACCGCGGGCGTGGACGTCCAGGACGACCGGCTCGAGCTCGCGATCAAGGGGTGGGGCCACCGTGAGGAAAGCTGGCTGATCGCGCACCACCGCATTTACGGCGATCCGAAGGAGACCGCGGTCTGGAACCAGCTGGACTACTACCTGACCCGGCCCTACAGCCATGCGTCCGGGAAGACGCTGCGCGTCCTGGTGACCTGCGTCGACTCCGGCCACCTCACGACCGAGGTCTACCGATTCGTCGCGCCGCGCCAGAAGCGAGGCGTGCACGCGACGAAGGGCCTGGACCAGCGCGCCTCCGAGCCGCTGAAGCGGACACAGCGGAAGAACAAGTACGGCGTCAACCTCTGGAGCATCGGCACGGAGGCCTTCAAGGACATCGTGTTCGCCCGTCTCCAGCTCGAGCTGCCCGGCCCCGGATATATGCACTTCTGCGAGGGGACCCCGTCTGTCGCGCCCGGGGAAACAGGCAGTTCCGCCGGCGGCGCGGACGCCGAGTACTTCAAACAGTTCGGCGCCGAGATACGCGAGCGGAAGAAAGTCGCCGGTCGCATCGTACGGCGCTATCGCCAGTTGTCGGGCCGCGCCAACGAGGCGATCGACCTCGAGGTGCTCGCCCTGGTCGCCCTGCACATCGCCGGCAACGCGGTCCGAGAGACGCTTGGCGAGCGCGCGGCGCTGGTCTCCGCGTCCGGCGACGAACCGGCGACTCCGAAGCCACCACGGCGAAAAAGCCGCATTCGTAGCAGGGGGATCGGCTAAAACGACCCGTTATCGCACATACGAAGCATGAGGGGGTTGACAGAAGCTACAGACGTGCACTAGGCTTCCCCTCGACATATGCAGTTGGACCGCTAGGGGCGGTGTCCGCGTGGCGAGCGCGGGCATCGCCCTTTTGTCTTTGGGGGAGACCATGCTCCGGTGACGAACCAGGAGATGCTGGACCAGGTCCAGACCGCGATCTCTGACATCCTCACGAAGGGTCAGAGTTTCGCGATCAACAACCGCCGTCTCGACCGCGCGAACCTCGAGGACCTCCAGAAGCGCGAAGAGGTCCTGCTGGCCCGCGTCGGCCGCGAGTCGCGTGGGGGCATCCGCGTGCGCCGGGTGACGCCGATCTGATGGGCCTCCCCGCCGTGCGTCGCCCAGACACCCTGCCCGAACCGACCGCGCTCGACCGAGCGATCGAGGTGCTCTCGCCGAGCTGGGGGAACAAGCGACGCCGGGAGCGGATCCGCGGCCATCTCACCGATCGGCTCGCCTCGTATGCGTCTGCCTACGTCGGGGCCGAAAGCGAACGTCGGAGCCTGCGCACCTGGCGGCCGTGGGCCGGCTCGGCCGAGGCGGACATCCTCAGCGGGCTCGGTGACCTCCGCGGTCGCTCCCGCGACCTCGCCCGCAACGCACCGCTTGCGACCGGCGCGATCAACACGAACGTCACGAACGTCGTCGGCAGCGGAATCCGTCTCCAGGCACGCCCGGACCGTGAGCTGCTGGGCCTGGACGATGAGGCGGCCACCGAGTGGGAGCACCGGGCGGAGCAGATCTGGAACATCTGGGCTACTTCGACGGCCTGCGACATCACGTGCGGCTGCAACTTCTACGAGCTCACGAGCCTCGTATTCCGGAGCGTCCTCGAGAGCGGCGCCCTCCTGTCGATCCGCCGGTTCGTCGAACGACCGGGCACACTGCTGAGCACGGCCGTCCAGATCGTCGAGGCCGACCGGATCTCGAATCCCGACTGGATGCCGGACCGGCCAGGGCTCGCCGGCGGCGTCGAGCACGATCGCGACGGCCGGCCCATCGCATACCACGTGATGACCGGGCACCCGGGCGACCTCATGCTGCACTCGGCCGGCCGCCACACCTGGTCCCGCGTCCCCGCCAGGGGAACGCAGTCCGGCGAGCTGCTCGCGACGCTGCTCTACCGGCGGCTCCGCCCGGGCCAGCTGCGCGGCGTGCCCTACCTCGCACCCGTCATCGAACCGCTGAAACAGCTCGACCGGTACACGGAGGCCGAGATCATGGCCGCCGTCGTCTCCTCGATGTTCACCGTGTTCATCGAGTCCGAGGGCGGCGAAGAGGACTTCACGGCCGGACTCGCCGACCTGGATGGGGCGCCGTCGACCGAACCCGCGGAGTACAAGCTCGGGTCGGGGACGATGGTCGACCTGATGAAGGGCGAGAAGGCGACGTTCGCGAACCCGACCCGCCCGAACCCCGCCTTCGATCCGTTCATGACCGCCGTGCTGCGTCAGATCGGAACGGCGCTCGAGCTGCCGTTCGAGGTGCTTGTCAAGCACTTCACGAACAGCTACTCCGCCGCGCGCGCGGCGCTGCTCGAGGCGTGGAAGCACTTCCGGACCCGCCGCGAGTGGCTCGCCAGCGGTTTCTGCCAGCCGACCTACGAATGGGTGCTCGCCGAGGCGATCAGCCGCGGCCTGCTGTCCGCCCCCGGATTCCTCGACGATCCAGCGGCCCGCTACGCCTGGAGCCGCGCCGAATGGATCGGTCCGGCCGCCGGTCAGATCGACCCGCTGAAGGAGGTCAACGCGGCCAAGGCGCGCGTCGACCTCGGGGTGAGCACGCTGGCGGAGGAGACGGCCCAGATGTCGGGCGGCGACTGGGAGACCAAGCACCGCCAGCGCGCGAAGGAAGCCGCGATGCGGCGTCGTGACGGCCTCGACGTGGAGGTGGTGGGTGAACTGAACGTCAGCCAGTCCACGCAGAAGGTCGATCCCACCGACGAAGACCCTGACGAGGCCGACCGCGGAGAGGAAAACGAGGAATGAACGACCGATTCCTGCCGAATCTCGCGGCACGGATCTGGGACACGCCGCTCATGATCCACCCAGACAAGCTGCAGGTCATCGTCAGCGCGCTCGGCGCCCGCATCGGCGCCCGCGGCGTCGTGCTGCCCGACGTTCCCGACTGGGCACTCGCGCCGGCTGCCGCGTCGGCGAGCTCGAACAACGAGACGCCGCGCGGTCTCCGAAACGTGCGCGGGGTCGCGGTCATCGACGTCATCGGCACGCTCGTCCACCGCCCCGGCATGTTCGACGCCGTCTCTGGCCTGACGAGCTACGAGCGGATCGGCAACCTGCTCGACCATGCCGCCCGCGACGCGTCCGTCCACTCGATCCTGCTCCTCGTCGACAGCCCGGGTGGCGAGGTGTCGGGCGTTTTCGAGCTCGCCGACCGGATCCGAGAAACCGAGAAGCCGGTCTACGCGCTCGCCGCCGACATGGCGGCCTCGGCTGCCTACGCGCTCGCCGCGGCCGCTGACCAGGTGTTCGTGAGCCAGGCGTCCTTCAGCGGCTCGATCGGCGTCGTCCTGGCCCGTTGGGACGAATCCGCCATGCTCGAGGACGCGGGGGTTCGCATCACGCTGCTCCACGCCGGGGCCCGAAAGATCGACGGGAACTCCGTGACACCGATGACAGACGACGAACAGGCGGCGCTCCAGGCTCTCGTCGACCGCCAGTACGGGATCTTCGTCGACAAGATCGCCGCCTTCCGCGGGCTCGAGCCCGCAGCGGTTCGCGCGACGGAGGCCGGGCTGTTCGTCGGCGGCGACGCGGTCGCGGCAGGCCTCGCCGATGGCGTCTCTACGCTCGAGGCATTGATCGAGCGACTGAACGAGGAATCCGGCGGGCCGAGGACGGCCCCCAGCACTCAGGGAGGGATCCAGATGGACAAGCAGGAGAAGACGACCGTGACCACGCAGGCGGAGCTCGAAGAGGCGTTCCCGGAGCTGGTAGGTGCGCTGCGGCAGGAGGCCACCGAGGCCGGTGCGTCGGCCGAGCGGGCGCGCATCAAGGCGATCCTCGATCTCCAGGCCCCCGGACACGAGGACTTCGTGCACGAGCAGGCTTTCGAGCCGGCGATGACCGCCGACTCCGTGTCGCGGCAGATCCTGGAACGCGAGGCCGGCAAGCGGGGGGCGCGACTGTCCGCCCTGAAGAAGGACGAGGAGGACCTCGATGCGCCCGCGGCGGACGTCGACTCCGGCCTCGACGACGGCGATCGGCTCGCGGCACAGGCGCTCGAGCTCCATCGCTCGACGATGGGCAGGAAGGCGGCCCCTGCCCACTGACGGGCGGCGGCTAACAAGCAACCAGGGAGGACTGAATCATGACGCAGGCATCTTTTTCGTCGAGCCAGTACCAGCCGGACCAGCTGCTCGCGGGCGAGACCCCGCCGGTCAGCCGGAAGGTCACGATCCTCGACGGTCAGGACCTGACCCGGGGCGCCGTGCTCGGGAAGATCACGGCGAGTGGCAAGTACATCCTGTCCCTGTCGGCGGCCGGCGACGGCTCCGAGGTGCCCGACGCGATTCTCGCCGAGGACGCCACGGCCGACGGGGCCGATGCGGAGGCGATGGCCTACTTCCGCGCCGACGTCAACGAGAACTCGCTGACGATCGGCACCGGCCACACGGCGGCCAGCATCCGTGAGGGTCTCCGCGCCAAGGGAATCTTCCTGATCCCGGCCACGGCGACCGAGTGAGTTCGGGCCCGTAAGGGCCGTGCAGTCAGACGATTCATAGCGGAGGGGTTCAACCATGCCCGACCAGTTCAGCACGAACTTCCTGATCAAGGTGATTCAGGGACTGCCGAGGGGCCCGATGGGGCTCTTGCAGCGGTACTTCCCCCAGGTCATCGAGGAAGAGTCAGAAGAGATCCACTTCGATCGCTCGATCCGCTACCGGATCATGGCGCCGTTCGTGTCGCCGCGCGTCGAAGGCCAGATCATCGAGGAGCGCGGCTTCCACACGGACACGTTCAAGCCGGCGTACGTGAAGCCGAAGACTCCGCTCGATCCGACGCGCGCCGTGAAGCGGGTGGCGGGCGAGCAGATCGGGGGGTCGCTGTCGCCGGAACAGCGGCAGATGCTCCGCATCACGAACACGCTGCAGGACCACCTGAACTACATCGACCGCCGCCTCGAGTGGATGGCCGCCCAGGCCCTGCTCAGCGGGTCCGTGACGGTCTCGGGTGACAAGTACCCGGAGGTCGTGGTGAGCTTCGGCCGCGACGCGGCCCTTACCGTGACGCTCGCGGGCAACGACCTGTGGAGCGACACAGCGAACTCCGATCCGCTGGGCGATCTCCAGGCCTGGAGTCTCCTGGGGATGCAGAAGCCTGGCGGCGCGCCCCTGATCGACTTCGTCATGGACCCCGACGCGTTCACGGCCTTCCGGAACCACCCCAAGGTGCAGACCAAGCTCGACACGCGGCGCGAGCAGGGCTCCGAGTTGGTAGGCCGGCCGCAGATGGATGAGGGGCTCCATTTCAAGGGCACGATCGACGGCTTCAACATCTGGGTCTATCAGGCCTGGTACGAGGTGACGATCGGGACGCTCGTGCCGTTCTTCCCGAGCGGCACCGTCGTCGGAGCCACTCCGGCCATCGAAGGCGTCCAGCACTTCGGGGCGATCCTCGACGAGGACGTGCTGGAGGCGATGGCATTCTACCCGAAGAGCTGGGTCGAGCCGGATCCGTCGCGCCGGTTCGTGATGACTCAGTCGGCACCGCTGGTGGTGCCCGGCCGACCCAATGCGTCCCTGAAGGCCTCCGTCCTCTGATGAAGAGCGGAGCGCCAGTAGAGACCCCCCCGGTGGGGCCGTAGCGGTCCCACCAGCGGGGTCCCAGATCGAGCGGCAAGAAAGCGAGGATGGATGGCCAAGAAGAACACCTACACGTGTCTGCAGAGCATAAAGATCGACGGGCGTCTACGGCCGCCCGGGTCTGAGCTCCAGCTCACCGAAAGCGAATTCGAGGCGATCGCAAAGAGGAACTCCGACGCGCTGGCCGTGGGCGGGATCTCCGAGGAGGCGGTAGGGGCGCCCGGCCCTTCGTTGGACGAACTGTCGGTCCCGGAGCTCGAGAAGCGGGCCGCGGAGCTAGGGATCGAGCTCGCATCGATCGAGGGGACCGGCAGTGGCGGGAACGTCGTGAAGAGGGACCTGGTCGCGGCGATCGAGGCGACAGCCGAATGAGCCGCCGCCTCTGGAACGGTCTCGGGGAGCGGTGACCTGTGGTCCAGGACCTCGTCGACCCGGACGCCCTGGAGGCGCTGATCGAGGACAGCGAGGGCGTGCCGGTCGTGTACGGGGCCGTGAGCACGTGGGGGCACCTCGATGAGCCGCACGACGTCGTATTCACGGACGGCCAGGTGCACGCGACAGACCGCACCGTGACGGCCGTAGCCGCGAAGCTCGGGGCCGTCCGGATCGACGACGAGATCGATGTGGACGGGGTCACGTACTCCGTCCGGAATCGGCAGCAGATCGATGATGGGGCGCTGATCGTTATCGCCCTGGCGGACGCCTGATGCCCGACCCGGCCCGCACGCTGATTCGGCACCACGCGAAGGATCTGGTCACGGGTGACGTGATTCCGGCCGGGGGGCTGCCGCCAGGTGTGGTGAAGCCGACGGGGCTGACCGTCCACACGCGCCGTACGAGGCCGCTGGACCAGGACTCGCTGCCGGCCGCCGCCATCTACTCGGGCGAGGAGTCTATCGCGCGTACGTCTCACGCGCCGGACGTCATGCGCGACTATCGGCTGATCGTCGAATGGCGGGTGACGGGCAGCGGGCCCGAGGACATCGAGGACGAGCTGGACCTACTCCTGACGTACGGGACGCAGGTCCTGCTCGCCGACCCGACGTTCGGCGGACTGACCGTCGACGTCGAGGAAACACAGATCGAGTGGGCCGCCGAGGAGCTCGACAAGGTCTACGGCGCCGCCGCTCAAGTGTTCACCGCGAAGTACGCAACCGCGTTAGCGAATCCGGAGGAGCTGTCATGAGCGAGGGCATGGTGAAGAGCCACAAGTGGGGCGGGAAGATCCAGACCTTTCAGTGCACACAGTGTCTCTTCCAGAGCCGCATCGAGATCGAGGTGAAGCGTCACTACGTCCAGAGGCATGGCCGGGCGGCGAAGGGCGCGGCGAAGCCAGTCTCGCGGATGACCGTCGCTGAGCTCGAGTTGCACGCAGACAGCCTGGGTATCGACCGCACCGCCATCGAGGGCAGCGGCTCCGACGGTTCGGTCGTCAAGGCCGACCTGCTCGAGGCGATCGCCGCCGCAACGGGCTGACCACCAGGGGCATCAACCGAAGGGGAGATAGGACATCATGGGAAAACCATACGCCGCAATTGGAGCGCAGCTGCAGCTTGGTGACGGCCAGGCCACCGAGGCTTTCACGCCTGTCGCGCGCCTGACGTCGGTGCCGGGTCCGGCGCTGACGACCGACATCCTCGACGCCACCGCGCACGACAGCCCGAACAACACGGAAGAAGTTGTCGTCGGGATCAAGCGCAACGGTGAGATCGAGGTCGCCCTTCAGTTCGATCCGGCCGACGGAACGCACGACGACGCGACCGGGCTCATCTCGCTACAGCAGGCGCGCGAGCTCAGAAACTTCCGCTGGGTGTTCCCGGATGCGGCCAACACGACCTGGCAGCTCGCCTGCTACGTCGTCGGCGTTCCGCCGACCGCGCCCGTCGACGGACTCCTAACGGCGACCGTGCGGCTCAAGCCGTCCGGCGTGCCGAACTTCAGCCCCGCTTGAGGTAGCTGATGCCGAAGAAGACCGGTGACACGCGAGTACCAACGCGCGCGATCGAACTGGACCGTGCGCGTGAAATGCGGCTCGACACCGAAGCCATGGCGGATATCGAGGAGTGCTTCGGCGTTGGCTTCTTCGAGATGGCGCGGGAGGCCGCCGAGGCGCGGGAGGCCGCCGAGGACCGGGAGGACACCGAGGCGTCGGAGGGTGGAGGGCGCTTCTCGAACCTCAGTGCCCGCGATGTGCGTGACATCGCATGGGCGCTGCTCCGCCACGATGACCCCGAGCTGACGAAGCAGGATGTCGGCAGGATGCTCGGCCTGGGAGATTTGCCCGTCATCATGCAGGCGTTCTTCGAGATGATCGTCGAGGCCATGCCGGAGCTGGAGGAGTCCGAGGGCCCTTTGGCCAGCGGCGGGAAGGCGAAGAAGACGGCGAAGGCCGGCTGAAGTCCGTCTTCGAGCTGTGGCCGATTGCCGCCACCGAGCTCGGGATGTCCGAGGAGCGGTTCTGGCGGATAACGCCGCGCGCTTTCTTCGCGGCACTCGAGCACGCCCGACAGCTCGAGTGGGACAGGGAGCGCGCGGCGTTCCTGCGAGCGGGTATCGCCGCCGCCGCGATCTACAACACGGCGGGCTGGCATACACCGGACGGAGGGAGGATCGAACCGCACCACCTCTTCCCGAACGCGGGCTTGGAGCCGTTGCCGCGAGTGCAGACGGAGGACGAGATGCTGCGTGCCGTGATGCAGTGGCACGCGGTGCTGACCGCTCAGACGACACAGGAGACGATGTGACGTGGCGCTGAAAGAGCTGGGCGTCAGGATCACTGCGAAGTCGGCCGAGCTCGACAAGGCGCTGAAGGACGCCGAGAGCAAGGTCCAGGCCGTAGGCCGCCGGCTCGAGGGCATCGGCCGCGGTCTCACCACCCGACTCACGCTCCCACTCGCGGCGGCCGGCGCCGGCGCCGTGAAGGCGTTCGCGGACTTCGACAGCGCGATGACGAAGTCTACCGCCATCATGGGCGACCTGTCCGATGCCCTGCGGGGCGAGATGGTCGCCGCTGCCCGCGACGTCGGGCGCACGACGACGATAGCGTCCACGCAGGCGGCCGAATCGTTCTTTTTCCTGGCATCGG